AATAAGTCTTTATATTTATTGTTTGATAGAATTTTTTTATTTTTTTCGGAAATATTTGCAAGTTCTATTGAAAGAGAACGGAATGACTTCTCGTCTTCTTCCGTATCAATTTCAAAATTTAGTAACTCTTGTACTATCATGCCATCCAAATTATTTGTTTGTAACCATCTTTCAATTGTATTAATTTCTGATGTTACTTCTATTAGTTTACTAGAAGAATCTCGTGAGGCTTCTTTAAATACTTCAAATAATTGAACATACTCATCCAGTCTGAGTAAATCAATTAAAAACTTTTTCCTATTAGTATCTGTAGCAGTAAGAAACTGCAAACTAGCATTAGTATTTTGATATACAAGCTGTGAAAAAGTTTTAAAGTCAATACCTATTATATCTTGTATTGTTTTATAGGTATTCGTAGCAGTATGGCTAGAAATATCTTCACCATCTTTTATGAGTAGAATTTTGATACTGCTTTTTCTATTTATTTGAATAGAATAGCTATTGCCATCTTTTTCAAAATCTAGTTCAATATCATATCCATCATTTACATACCTGTTTGGTATATCTGCTTTCTTTATTCCTTTTGAGTTTTTATTGTATAAAGCCTCTTCAATAATTAATGGTATAGAGGATTTACCCATACCATTTGTACCAATAATTTGAGTTACAGTATTATTATCTAACTGTAACTCATTATCTGACCCATAACTGAAACAATTACTCCACTTGAGCTTTTTGAGCGTAATCATTGTAAGTTCCTAGAATATTAAATATTTCATCTTCTGGAATTTGCAAAATATAAGTTAAGTACTCTATTAATTCATCTTCAAGCGTCATTTCTTTTTCTAAAACTAAACTTGCTTCTGTACTTCTTTTTACCACTTTTTTATCCAAAAGCTCTGAGTTTTCTACTGCAGCGAGTTCTTGTATATTTCCTTCTATTTCATAAATTGTGTGATGATAGGTAGTGGGTATCATTTCACTTGCATTTTTTACAGTTTTTCTTATTAACTGCGGCAAAGTAAAGGGCCACCACTTCCAGCTCCAGTCTTTTGGATTAATAAGTAGATAGCCTGTTTCCACTTCCTGTCTATGAAAAGAAGTCGTCATTGGACTTCCTGGATATACAATATTTCGTTGCGTATTACTATGTGCGTGTAAGTCTCCTGCAAATACAACAGGAAAGTCATTAAACCTATCAAGGTCAACCTCTGGTTTTACATGAGGAGGAATTTCTCCACGCACATGAGTAAATAAAGGCATGCTAGTATCAAAGTGCTCTATGCTGCCTTTTCTATGTAGTTCTGCATAAGGCAAAACTCCAAATCCTAAATCTTCATCAACATAAGAGATATCAACCACATTTATTAATGGATTGATATCTCTTGATGCCTGTTTTAGTTGTGAAAAAAATGTACGATTTTTACGCGTAGCTTCATGGTTTCCATCAAAGATAAGTGTTGGTTTCTTTACATTTCGTATGAAAGAAAAATATAAAGATAACTCATCCATTGAAGGAATACGGTCAAACAGGTCGCCTCCTATGATATGCATATCACAGGTAGACGCCTGTTCATGAACTTGATCAAAAAATTCGTTGTATCTTTTTACCGCCCATTCAACTGGGACATTTTTTTGTCCCAGTTTTATATGCCAATCCGCTGTAAATAAAATCATGCAATTTTAAACTCATCTTCTAAAGTTTCGTCAATTTCTTCTGATCCATTATCTCTTATACGATCCAATAACTCTTTTTGAGCATCTGGAGTTGGACGAGGCATTACTTCATCCATAGATTTTAGATCAGCAATTAGATCCAGCTCACTTTCAGAAAGAGCACGAGTTTTGCACTTAAGAGCTTGTAGCTGATACTCTACATTATAGGGAAGAGGACCAGTCTTAACTCTTTTAAATTGTACATCCCATCCTGTCTCTGGATTAGTAGGATCTCCCAAGTCTTCTGCTGCAGTAATAATTTGTTCCCACAACTTTTTCTTGAGATTTACAACTTTGACTTGACCATTATCAATACATTGAGTTGCATAGCTCCAGCCACATTTTAGATCAGGGTAGTATTCTCTTACCCAATCTTTTTCTTTGTTGTTGAACGATTCGTTATTACGATCAAAAGACAAACACTCCAAAGGAATGTTTTTATCATTTTCACCTTTTACCCAGTAAACATACCGAGCAAGAATATCTCCGACAAGTCGGAAACTGTTGTCACCATCTACATATTGAAAGCTGGTGATGCTTGATTTTTGAGCAGCACCTTTGTGCTGGTTAAATTGAATAGCCATTAGTGTATCTCCTTTCGATTGACTTCTTCATAGCGAAAATGTATATGTTCATTTTCATCTACTAAAAGTAGCCTGTTTTGGTCTAGTATTTGTAGTGGATTTAATCCCGGCATCAAAACCATATCAAGTGTAGTGTCTTGTGTCGCAATAAAATCAGCAGCAGATCGTAAAGCACACAAACTTATATACTGTGCAACTTCACGATGCCGGTACTTATGAGAATGGTAGAGAAGGACATCAGGATGTAGCATGAAACTCATCCCAGAAAAATCTATCTGCGAATATCTATATATTGGGTCACGCTTATTTTTCGGAACTTGTTTTTCAACAATCATCCGAAAGATTCGCACAACTTCGACCACACTCCCTTTAGAGTTGTCGTAGATTTTCGGCCAGTCAAATAAGAACATATATTATACTAAAAATTAACCTTCATGTCAAGAACTATTTTTTTATAGTTGTTTTATCTTGTATCCCTGTTTCATATAGTGTCCCATCCTATTTGAAGCCTGCTTTCTAGCTGTATTCCCTTTTAGATGTATATCTATAATTACCGGGTCTCTTTTATTTTCTTCTTTTCTTATCACTCGACCAATCAATTGAGTAAGAAGAGGCTCATTGTTGATTGGTGTCCCAAGAATGAGACAACTTAAATTGTTTAATGAGATGCCTTCAGAAAATATCGCTTGTGTACCAAATAAGATTGTTTTCTTACCTGTGCGAATTTCAGACATGTATGCTTCTCTTTCCTCATGTCCTACCTCACCCGTAATACATATTGCATCTTCACCAGCCAGTTCGGCGCAAGCTTTTAAGAAATGAACTCGATCGCTTACGACCAATACTTTGTGGCCTTTTGCGGCGTAAGCCGCAGCGGCCATAGCTACAGTATGGCGGTACTCTTCATCATTTGCGAGATTTGTTACACGATTTGCCCAAGGTATTCTAGCCCCATCCATAAATCGTATTTCAGAGTTTAAAATATGGACTGTCGGTGCCATAAAGTTTTCTTTTGGTGGTTTATAAACACTATGTCCAAAGTAGTCTCGAAAGACCACATGTTTGCCGTCTTTTCTTTCTATAGTGCCAGATAATCCTATCTTATATCTTGCATAATTTGAGTCTATAATTTTAGAAAACGTCGGAGACGAGACATGATGCATTTCATCCAAGATGACTGTTCCAAAAGCATGACGTATCGCTGGAATATTACGGTAAAGAGTTTGAGTATTACCAATAACCACAGGACCAGAAAGATCCATGCTACCGCTTCCAATAATGCTTGGTTTAAATCCATAGACTTTTTCTACCTCTTTTGCCCACTGATTTCTTAGGGGGACTGTGTGGGTTACCACAAGTGTTTTTTGTCCAAGTTTGCCAGCTATAGCAAGACCCGTAAAAGTCTTGCCCCAGCTGACCCATGCGTTTATTATTGCATTATCTTCAATTGCATCATATACTAACTGTTGACTCTCTCGTAGATCAAACTTAAAGTCAGGAAGATCAACGGGCATATATTCACGTTTATCGACTATTTCATAATCATTTGGAATTAAATCCGTTCTTCCCACAGGTATACTTACTAGATCCGAAGATATACGTGACATATTTTTTATCACAATAGGCGGATCTTTTGGATTATATGAAGGAATTACATATGTTAGTTCTTTATTGAGAACTTCTTTATACTCCTCCGTTACTTGTAAGTAGATCCTGTTACTAATTACAGCTTTCATAATCCTAAATCTGATTTTGCAGTTATATATTCCTTTACAAAAGCACTTCGTACTATGTCTTTGATTTCAAAATCAACTAAATCAAAATTATTCATAGCTTTTAGCACTCGAATAAAGTCTTGTAGCCCATTCTTTTGTAGATCTGCCTGTCGAAAATCTCCACAGAATATAACTCTACAGTCCTCTCCTACTCGTGTTATAATTGAATCTAACTCATGAAAAGACATATTTTGACATTCATCAATTATGATAACTGCATTTTTTAATGTAATTCCACGAATGTAAGATGTGGTCATAAAATGAACTAAGTTTTTTGTTTTGAGTATATCATAAGCATCTCCTCTTTGAAATAACTCTACAGTAATATCTTTGTAGGGTTCTTCATATACAGATGCTTTTTCTTTTTCAGTTCCAGGTAAGAAACCTATATCTCTTGTTGGAACAGCACTTCGTATGATTATAAGCTGTTTATACAACCCTTTTATCATATCATCAAAAGCCAAATAACAAGAAATAAATGTTTTTCCTGTACCTGCTATTCCGTGTAAAACTAAATGATTTTCACTTTCAAATGCAAGCACTTGATTTTTTGTAAGAGGTTCTATTTCTTGTAATGTAAGACTTGCAGCAGCAAGTGTTTTGCTTCTTCTATTTGCCATAATTATTATACTTTTCTGCGAGTGTCAGACTTTTGAAATTCTGAATACTCGTATAATATCCAAGGTATTCCACTTAGATGTAACACACCTGCCCATGAAGTATCAGCATGAGGCGGGCGTGGGATTTTGAAAGGAAAGTTTACTCCTTTCAACCACACGACAGAAGCAGAGTTTTTACGCTCTACTTTTCGTATCTTGTAGTATTTAAGAGATGCTGAATGAGTTTTTTCATAAAGAAAAGGCACTCCTTGATTATCAATAAAAATATTTTTTGTATGTTTGAGCAGGCCTGTAGTATCTGTAACCGCTGCTTTGAGTGGAAATAGCTCTTTAAAGGGTGTCTGTAATCTTCTCATTCCAAGAGTTTTTCCTTTCATATTTCTATCGTCTAATAATTTATTTTCTAAGAATAAAAGCCCATCCTGCTCTTCCCAATCAGAGGAAGGCAAAGGAAAAGCAGGAAAGGCCACATGACCAATATTTTTATATGTGATCACCATACATTTTTTCAAACTTACCTAGAGAGTAATCTTCATGTACATCAAAGTCACACCCAACAGGGGCGCCTGGAATAGATATACCACGATCTTGTTGTATACATTTTTTTAGTATATCTGAATACTCTTCTACTTCATCTTTGGGAACCTCTGCAAGTATTGAGTCGTGTACTAATGCAAAGATACGAGATTCCATCTTTCTTTGTTTTACAATTTTGTGTGTATCAATCGCTCCTAGAAGATTAATGTCTGAAGCAGCAGACTGAACCAAAAAATTAAGGCCAGACCTAACAGTATGACTACGGATACCAGCATCCTCAGATAGTACGTTTGGAAGTCTTCTT